CAAGCTGACTTTGCAAAGCATCAACTAATTGAAGTTCTTGATATGTTGGCAATGCGCCGCCCGGAGTGTCATCGCCAACCGTAAATTCTTTTATTTTTACAAACGCTTCATTAACATCCATTTCGCCACTGGCTACACCAGAAATAAGCACATTAGCTTTGTCGCCAAATTGTCTTGTTAAATCGCCAATTTGCGCTTCACGAGTTGCGGAAATTGCTGCTCGTTCGTATCCTCCTGCAAGGTCTGATAATCCACGATCAAGCAAGGCGTTGCTATTTAAACTTCCACGGTGATTATTTATTAAAGTAGCTTTTTGCGCTTCAACATAAGCATTAAATTTTTGAAAAGTTGCCCGATCTGTTAAATCTTCTTGATCTTGAACACGCTGCCATTCTGTAGAGACGTTAGTTTTAAAAGTGTCTTCATCTCGGCCTCTGTTAATAACATCTTCGCGCTTTTGCACCCGCTCTCCGGCAGCGGCTAATTGACCAGAAATTTGCTCCAAGCCTTTTGCCGCACCGGCAAGCGGATTTGTGGCAAGGCCGGGGCTAATATTTCCCACTCCTGTCGTGCCGGGAATGCTTGCTTTGTTTCTATATGGTGCAGTTATCATGTCAAAATTCCATTTTAGGCAACTAATGTTCTTATATTTGTGTTTGAAAGAGGCGAAGAACCACTAGGCAATTTAGAAATTCCACCAGCCGCCGACCCTAATCCAGTCAATATCGAGCCAACCGCTTTACCTTTAGCATTGCTTGCGGCGGTTGCGCCTTGAAACCTCGCTATTTGTGCGTTTTGCTGTCCGGCCTGTGCTGCAAGCTCTCCGCCATATTTAATAGCTAACTGCTCAAGTGCTATTTCGCTTGCATCCATATCAAAGACAGATTGCATGTCTAGCAATTCGCCGCCTGTGGCTGCCGCCCCGGCGCGTTTGCTGGCTTGAAAGAATTTAGCCTCTCGCGCTGCTCGCTTTGCGTCAAAGTCGGCTTTTTGACGTGCAGCTATGGCATTATTTTCAGCAACTTGTGCGTTAAAATTTGCAAGCTGTTGCGCTTGTTTGCCTTGCTTTGCTGCGCCTATAGCGCTCATGCCAGCACCGGCAACGCTGGTCGCTATAGCTGCGATTGCTAACGCCGAAGACATATACTTATTCTCCTGTTATCGTCACGATATTGCTGCCAATATCTGACCTTGATAAAAGCAAATTGGATTCATCCGTAAATTCTTGCTCCGCTTCAAAAACAGTTTTTGCATTTGTTGGAAACACCATGCTTATGTCTGTTTTAGAATGAGAAACAAAAGCCTGTTTCCTTCCGGCACTTGCGGGAACTACGCCGTAACCGGCTATTTCAGCAATTGTTCTTTCACCTATGTAGCACGTTGCAACGCCGTTGATAATCAAAATTGTACTAACCTTAACTAGCGCACCAGTTAAAACGTGATTAGGCGGCATAGCTATGGTGCGGCAATACATTCCACCATGAATAACGTGATTCGTCTCTAGCGGGAATTGCGGCATAGCTTTAACGAATTCCGTCAACTGCTCAACTTTATTTACAGCCTCGGCGCTCATTGGCGGTATGCGTGACTCTATGGTTTGCACGTTATTCATTGCAAATCTTTAAAAAACACAACATCGTTTAAATTATATCCGGCTTTAGGCAAAACCTTAGAAAGCGGCCCATCGTGCGGTGCGCTAACCAACATACCAAAAGCGCCAGATTCAATAGCTTCATTTTCAGCCGCTCGTAATAATTTAATCCCGGCCAAAGTCTTTCTGTACGGTTGCGACACAAAAAAGCTTTCTGTTGATGCTACCAAGGACGTATATTTTGGAAGCATGGTTACAAGAACCGTCACAAAACCGACAAGCCTATCTTCTTCAAACGCTCCAAAAACACGCAAAAGGCCGTTAAGTTCTAGATTTCTATACAACTCTTCATTGTAAAAATGAGGCCGGTTATCTTTGGGCGGGCATTCATCTGCGTATTCTTGCAAAAGCTCTGAAAACTCCGCGCATGATTTAAGATGATCTATGTTTATCTTTTTAATCATGTTTTAGTCGTGTTCAATTCTGGCATAATCGCAAGAACCGTCATAGGCAACGGCTGATCCTGCACTAAAACAATGTGTCCGTCCTTGTCCCAATTGCGTGGAAATTCTATTTCTTTATCGCCCGTGAACAAAGCAGGCGCTTCATCCATGTCATCTGCGCTCGATCTAAACGGTATAATATCAAGCCTGCTTGAACTTGGCCCGTGCTTTAAGCCCAAAGTCTGATATAGCCTATATGTAATTCGGGCTATTCGCTTCTTTTTGCCTTGCGCTGTTCCATCTCTGGCACCCGCTTCAATTCGCATGGTTTCAAGCGTTGATGTGTATGGCAATCCAACGTGAACGGTGTTGTAAGATGCGTTTAAAGTAATAGAGCCGCTAGAAACGGTTCTGTCAGGATGCGCCGCTCCGTCTGCTAAAACAGAAACGGTTTGCCCTTCCAAATGAGACAAGCCAAACAAAGTAGTCGCAGGAGACCCGTTGTAGCTTAACATTGAATCTAAAAAAGTTGCTTGCTCTGTATTGGAAGAACCTTCAACAAGGCCATTTGTTAAAAACTCAATGTAACGCACCGAAGACCCGTTTATTGTTCTTTGAATAACTGCCCACAAATCATCCTGAGAACCGTCTTGGCTAGGTATTACGGCAACGCTTTCGATCTTGGCATTAGTTCCGCCTATCGTGTGTTGATGCCATCCTATAACGTCTTGAGCGCGTTCGTAGGTCATGCCTACTAATTTTCCATCAGCCCTTGCCATCCATACGATGCTATCGGGTTCTTGTTGGTAGGCGATTTCAATAATTCCACCTTCAGTTATGTGTTCAGATAAAATTGATAAGTCGGGCGCGGTAAATGCGTCAGTCTCAAATTGATAAACGTATTCTCTTACTTTTCGACTGGCTCGCTGCAAAAATAAAACAGAGTTTCCGACTTGAGGCGGCGTTACTGCCGCGCTGCCAAATGTGGTTTGCCTTACAACACGAGTATTTGTTGGCGACAAAGGACTGTTTTGATCGCCTTGCGATACAATAAATTCACCGCCAGCGGTGCCAATTGACAAGACTTTCCCCGCCCGCATCCAGCGAATTGTATTTACCTGATCCGTGGCGATTGTGTAAACGAATCCGCTATCATCAAGAACATCGCCATCAACATCTGTAGGAGCGTGGTTTTCAAAATCTGCGGAAACAGAAAAGAATAACGATTGCGGGCGCGTTGTAGTTGCTGCCCAAACTAAGCGCTGCTCAAAGAATGTTACGACAGACGGATACCCCGTTGTGTCTGAGAACGCCCCTAACCTCCAACCCGTTTGAGGCGTTGTAGCCGAAGCGTCTGGCCCAATAAAATCAGCAGTAACGTGCGTTGTGTCTGCTCGCGCCGTGATTTTTAAATACGTCTCTTTGTTTGATGCGTCTTCAAACCTAATAAACCGCCCTATATCGGTTGTGAGAAAGCCTTGGTCATCGTTAATACCCGTGACAGCCGATGCGGTTATTGTGACGCCTGTTCCGGTAGTCGCAGAAAGCCCCAGCGTTGTATCTGTAGCATTAACGGAATTATAAGGCCCATCTAAAAACGTAATAACGGCTAACGTCCAACTCGTATCACTTAACCTTGAAAGAGTGCGAGGGGCGTGATTTTTATGGGCTATGTATAAAACGTCTGCGGATTGAGTGATAACAAGCTCAAACAATTCCGCTTCAAGATATGGCGTTGATACTTCAAGCGTAGAGCCTTTGTTGAAATCATTATCAAAAACTTCTTCAAAGGGTCCGCTTTGAATCTGTCCATAATTTTTATAGAACCGAACATATTGGTCGCCAAATTCAATGATGTAGGCTTGTGTTGCACTAAATTCAAAAGGAAGAAGCCGAGTTTTTTTGCTGCTATCTTTAACCTCAGACGCAAAATAAAACCCGCCACGCCTAGAGGCCGGTCCATGCTTTTGCACGATCATATTTTCTAGCGTCTTGCATCCGTTTGGATATTTTTGAAGATCAACGCGGCCTTCTAAGCGCGGAGAAAGTTCACCAGCGGTGAAATTTGTAAATATCGGCGCAGAGCGTGGCATTAAGGTATCCTATTAACGCTGACCGTTTGATTTCCGCCGTAGTTAATGCGACTTCCCAACCATGTGTCGGCAACAATTTCATCTTGACCACCGCTTTCTTGTGCGTCCATCGAACGCGCATCAAGGATTTTGCGTTGGTACATTTCCATCATATTTTGATAAAGCGAATTGCTTTCGGCTAACGTTACGGCTAACTCCGCAGATATGCGAGCCGACAAGGCTTCTACAAACATAGAGTCGAAAAGATTTACGTCTTCAACACGCGACACATATAAAATTTTAGCGGGGCTTTCATCGGTCAAAAGTTTGCCGCTTTCAATCTTATATATCATGTCTAGGTCTTCCATTTGCAAAACACGCAAACAGTCAGAAGGAAGCGTATATTGAAATGAAAACTCAAACGCTGGCGTGTCTGAATCTTTGGCTAATTCGATGCGCTTTTTAGCAAAGTTCCAAACGTGATCTCTGAGGACGGCATCTCTGATTTGCTCATAAATAAGATTAGCGGCGCGAGCCGCTTCACTGTCTTCAGTCAACGACAAAATTGCGTTTGCGCCAAGTTTGACCAGAGCATTATTTACAATCTGAACAACTGAAGTTGCCATTTTTTACTCCAAAAAAGCATGGGGAAGGCAGTTACGCCTTCCCCAACTTTATCAGGTCGATGAGAAATACATATCAACAATCAAAGTGCCGGAGCTTGGAAGCGCCGCGCCTGCAATCGTGATGAAGATTTCCTCTTCTGCCGCCAACGTTGCAACACCGGCATTCACTCCAAACAGAGTTGGAGCATTTGCCGCCGTATGCGTTGCCGCTGCGCGATACTTGCCGGTGGTGCCGGTGATGCCGATGGCAATCGTAGCACTGCCGCCAAGCGTAGCGCTGGCGTTAAGAACGCCATAAAGGAATGATTCTCCTTCATAGGCTTTAGCAATAACAATCGTGTCAGAAGTTGCCTGTGACGCGAGAGTTATGGTTGCCCTTTTGACTCGCACATTACCGTCAACTACTCCCCCGGAGGGTAGGCTAACCGGAGTGCTATTCAAAAGGCCGTTCATTTCTGAACTATAGAGTACAGCCATTAGTCAATCCTCCTATTCAACACAAAGGATTTCAAGAGCGCGGGCTTCTTCCATACGAGTCGCGCCAATGCTCATTGAGCAAAAGACTTGAGTCGCATAGTTTTTATCCGCACGTTCTGAAATTTTCGAACTCATGTCGGCACCAACACCAAGAAGAAGACCATCTTGTTGAAATGCAAAACAACGCCGATGGCTTGAACCATCAACCGGAATCAATTTAGTTCCGTC